GCTTATGCATAAGTCAATCATCGCGCCTATGCGTGAGAAGTTTCCAAACGAGTCAATGTTTGCTGAACAAGAAAACGTTGGCGACAAGTATGTAGGCGAAGACATTGTCTTCTTCCGCAAGATGCAAGCAGCAGGTATTCCTCTGCACGCACACACTGGTGCATTAGTGCGACACATAAAGCGATTCTCGCTTGATGCTAGTTACTATGATATGTACTGGACATTAGATATGATTAAACAAAAAGCACAACAACAAGGCTAAGGAGTCTACGTGGCTGGTCGTGATATTACCGAAGGTCGTGCAACGCGAGCTATTGCTGTTGACGTAGGTGTAGTTGCTACATCTGCTATCTGGCAAAACACTGATGTAGCATATGATACCGCTCTTGGCGGTATGCCATTTATCTATGCAATCAATGACGCACGCCCTTATATCCGACAGACTGCACCGTTCCGTAAGGAACAGTTTGACAATCAGACTGAACCAGGTGAGCAATCACTAACTGGTTGGTGGATTCGTAGCCAGCAATCTTTCCACGCAGGGGACGGTATAACTTTCTATGACCCAGCACAAACAGCATCTAACTCACCTGAGCATTTTCGCTTTGCCGATAGCAAGGGTGTAAATGTTTGGGAGCAAGGCGAGGTAACTCTACTTAACAATGTTAATGTGGGGCACGTTACTACAGGTAGCGTAGACTCTGAAGGTCGACCTAATCAACACCTTCGCTCAATTCAGTGGAGTGGCAATGATGGTGTCTTACTGAGAGACCAGTATGATGTTGACAAAATTAATACCGCTGGCACTGTTACTCACTTTATTGATTATGCTGCTGGAACCGACTATCCAGTTCACGCTATATGTGATGACGGAACCTATGCTTATTGGATTACCAATGTTTTGGCTAGCGGAACCCCAAGATTACGCATATATAAGAAACTGCTAACTGGAGTTTCTGGCTCAGGTGATGTTCTTATGATTAGCGATAATGGCATTACCGTGACTAATGCAATAATGGAATATGTTAAAGACCGTATTGTTATGTGTATTAATAATAAGATATATGAAATACCAACATCGGCATCTACTCTTCCATCTCCTGTATATACACATAGCGATACTGATATTATATTCACAAGCATTACCGCTTCTGGTCCAGCTATTTACGTAACAGGTTACAGCGGAATCCAATCATCTATTCTTAAATTTACACTAAGTACTGCTGGTGTTATGCCAACACTTACAAGTGGAATCACTGCAGCAGAAATGCCAGTAGGTGAAGTCATTCATAGAATCTATTACTATTTAGGTTATATGGTTATCGGAACTAACAAGGGTATCAGAGTTGCAACTGTATCTGACCAAGATGGTTCAATTAACTACGGTCCACTTATCATAGAAACATCTCAGCCAGTCTATGACTTTGCTGCACGTGACCATTATGTGTGGTGTGCTACTGGTGTAGCTGGAGAACCTGGTGTTATCCGTATTGATTTAAGTACTGAAGTATCACCACTTCGATTTGCTTACGCAAATGATGTATACTACGGTGGTATCTCTGGTCGAGTAACTACTGCATGTGCATTTGCAGGTGAGACTAACCAATTAGCATTCTCCTCTACCGCCCTAACAGTGGGTGGAACAATCACTAACAAGGCTATGACATCAGGTGTGGCAACACTTACAACTGCATCTGCACATGGTCTGACCGCTGGTAGTTCAGTATGGGTAGAAGGCGTTGACTCTAACTTCAACTCAACCACTGGTCCATGGACAGTATCCAGCGCAACTACTTCAACATTTACTTATACAAGTGCAGTGACTGCAACAGTTACATCAACTGCAGTAACTTCTGCTACCGCTATAGCAGCAACTCCTGGCTCAACATACATCGAAGATGATGCTGACCTAATGCCGACTGGGTATCTAACTACTGGTTATATTAGATACAATACGCTAGAGCCTAAGAACTTCAAGCGACTTGTCGCTCGTGGTAATTTCGAGTATGGGTCTATGACCCTTGAAACAGTTACTGCTGATGGCACTGAGTACGATGTTGTCTCATATGATTCATCTGTACCTCCAGTAGAAGTAACTACATCTAACCCACAAGAAGCCCAGGAGTACCTGGCTTACAAGTTTATTCTATATCGTGATGGTACTGATGCTACCAAGGGACCAATCATGAAGGGCTATCAGGCTAAGGCGACTATCGCTACGCCTCGCCAGCGAGTAATGAGATTCCCCGTCTATTGCTATGACGTGGAGACAGACCGATACAATGTACAGGTAGGGTATGAAGGCAGAGCCTTCGATAGAATTGCCCAACTAGAATCCATTGAAGAAAATGGTGACGTTGTAACATGGCAAGACTTAACTACAGGTGAGTCACGCCAGGCTGTCATTGAACAAATCTCTTTCACCCGCCTCACACCTCCAGACCGTGGCTTCACGGGCTATGGTGGTGTCATTGATATCACGATTAGGACAGTCTAATGCAAGCACAAGACTACGCAACGGTAGCCGTTGCAGTACTTACAATTATAGGTGGCTTTGTTGGTGCCGTTAAGTGGCTAGTCAAGCACTACCTCAATGAACTCAAGCCTAACTCAGGCTCAAGCCTTAAAGATTCCGTCATTAGACTGGAAGAAAAAGTAGAAATCCTATATCAGATGATGTTACAGCGAGGGAAGAATGAATGAAAATTGTTGTCAAGAAAGCCACACCTGCCGCTACTGCTGTCCTTCGACAAGCCACAGCGATAGCGCCCTCTCGTTTGAAAGTATCCGATGGACTTCTGCCGTCGAAAGCACATCAGGCACAGAGTCCAACCAGCGACCATAACACAGGTCTTGCTGTAGATTTAACTCATGACCCTAAGCACGGCATCGACTGCGTCGACATCTTCCAGAAACTAAAGGAAGATAAGCGAGTCAAGTACCTGATTTTCAAGGGAAAGATTTGGTCGAAGGAACGTGCAGCAGAAGGCGACCGTGAATACACAGGTAGCAATAAGCACAATAAGCACCTACATATTTCAATCAATGATGGGGCGGGCAATGATACTTCACCTTGGTTCTGGTGGCTTAATCAGCCTAAGGTAATCAATCAGGTGAAGGCGGTACTCACACCATCGCCAAGCAAGAAAACGTATAAGACTGAAGTTTGCACTTGTTGCAAAGTCCATGCGTCAAATCCTACGTCCTAAGGAGGACTTATGAATACAGAGAAACTAGTTGCTATCGCAGGCACATACCTACGTGCAGCTTTCGCATCTGTGCTAGCAATGTACATCGCAGGAATCACAGACCCTAAGGCATTAGGTTCAGCATTCCTCGCATCACTTGCTGCACCTATCCTAAAGGCTCTAGACTCTAAAGAGACTGCCTACGGCAAAGGCTCAGAGTAACCATTTAAGGGCCCTAGCAGGCCCATAGCAACAAGAAACCCCCCTTCCTAAGGTAATCACCCTAGGTTGGGGGGTCTTTTGTCGTTTCTAAATGTTACTTGATGTCATCATCGTCGGCTTCGAAGTCCTCGACTAGGTCTTGGAATGCCTTCATGTCCTTCTTGAATCGGTACTGTCTGTATCTTTCAATCAGTTCTAAGTAGACATCGCGTACAGCGATGGCTAGTAATACTCCAAAGAAAACTTCTAACATAGTATCTCCTATAGTATATATATTATATATATAATAACCCCCTTCGGGGGTTTATATTATTATATATTAATATTAATTATACACATAGAATCTGACCATGTAAGTAAGCGACTCAGGTGTGCCTATTGGCACTGATGTCTGAGTGTGTTATAGTTGGGGAATGATTCAACTTGGAGATTATGAATTACCTGAACACGTGAGTTACTCAGCGTTCAGTACATACGTTGACTGTGGATATCAGTACTACCTAGGGCGATTGCTTCAGGTACCTGAGGAGCCATCAGTCTGGTCAGTGGGGGGTTCTGCCTTCCATACAGCTACAGAATTGTGGGACTTAGAGCATGCTGAATAGTGAACTATGGGCGAAAGCCTGGGCACAAGAAGCTGAAGGCAAGGACCTAACCAACGCTCGTGTTGGTGGTCGTGCTACTAAGGCTAACCCAAACAAAGAAGATGTTACCTTCTGGCAATCGACTGGACCTCAATGGGTCCAAGCATACATCGATTGGCGTAAGGCCAACCCTGACTGGAAGTTGTGGAAGACACCACAAGGTGCACCAGCAGTTGAGTTGGCCATGCTACCTGAATTTGCTGGCGTGCCAGTCAAGATGATTCTTGATAGGGTGTTTGAAGTCAATGGCGAACTAGTAATCGTCGACTTGAAAACCTCTCAGCAAACACCAACCAATACACTGCAACTTGGATTCTACAAGGTCGGTATATTAAAGACCTTTGGTATCGATGTTAAGTGGGGGACCTATTGGATGGCACGTCAGCACGGTGTGTCACCTCTTGTTAGCCTCGAGCAGTACACAGAGGATAAACTTGAGTACCTTGTAGCAGGATTTGACAAGGCTCGTAAGGCTGGAATATTTTTACCGAACACAAACAACTGCCAATATAAATGTGGATTGACAGCACACTGTCAGTTCTCAACGAAGATAGGATAACAAATGGAAGAATGGAAACTACAAGTTAGTTACAAGACACCTGCTGGTGACATGATTAACGTCCGTGCTAACACCGCTGACGAACTAAGTGTGTTGCTTGAAGGTGTTGGTGACTACTCAACACAAGTAGCAGCGGTACAACGATTGGTTGTAGGTGCTTACAATGCAGCCCCTTTGGGGACCACGCCTTCAACTCCAAGCACTACGCAATTCACGTCCTCCGCTCCCAGCCAGGGGCAGGGTCCGTCACTTACACCTCCACCAAGCGCAGTGACTCCATCAGGAACAGCGAGCCCGACGTGCATACACGGAGCGAGAATCTTCCGACAGGGAGTGAGCAAAGCCAGTGGAAAGCCTTACGCTTTCTGGGCATGCCCAACCCCACAGGGGACACCCGACCAGTGCAAGCCAGTAAACTAAAACGTTAATGAAGGAACGCAGCTACCGACGTACACCACAGAAGTGGCTGCGTTCTTTCTATACAGAAGGGAATGAATCAGGATGCGTACACTTGTCCGCTCAGTTGGTCGTTCCAGTATTGGTGGAGAACCGCTCCCTAGTTGCTTTAAGGCATTCGAAAGTAACAAGATTATCATTAGGCGCTCTGAGGTTTCGATGTTCGCAGCCGCACCTGGAGTCGGAAAGTCAACACTAGCACTGGCTTTAGCGTTGAAGATGAAAGTCCCAACACTTTATATCTCAGCAGATACCAATGCACATACGATGGCTATGCGATTAGCCTCAATGATTTCAGGTAAGTCACAGACAGACGTTGAAGCATTGATGAATACAGACCATGGTTGGACTAAGGCAACACTTGCTAAAGGTGCACACATTGTCTGGTCATTTGAATCAGCACCAACACTTCAAGATATTGACGAAGAGGTGCAAGCATTCGAAGAACTATGGGGTTGTCCCCCAACTTTAATTGTAGTAGATAACTTAATGGATGTAGCCACCGATGGTGGTGAAGAGTTTGCATCTATGCGTGCAATCATGAAGGAGTTGAAGTATCTTGCGAGAGCGACTAACGCTGCAGTGGTTGTACTACACCACACTTCGGAGGCTGTCCAAGGTAGCCCGTGTCAACCACGGTCGGCTATTCAGGGTAAGGTTGCTCAACTTCCTGCTCTTATATGCACCCTCGGCGTTGTTGGTACTTCTATGGGTGTTGCACCTGTTAAGAATAGATACGGTAGAGCTGACGCAGGAGGAGGA